CGCCCGAAGGCGCTACCGCGATAGAAATATCGTCCAATCAAGGACCCACACCAAGGCTATAAATGATGACTCGCGTTTCCCGAACAAGGTCACGTACCTTACGTGGTTCTTACTCGGGGTCCGTTGTACGGACGTGCCCGCCTTATCCTACGGTGTTTCCTCCGGAGACCACTGTTGTCACCACTGGCAACATGTCAATGGAATACTCGGAAGATTTTGTAGGCACGCCTTGGACAGATTCCGCCATGCGTATAAGCAAGGGGATTTGCCCAAGGATTTCCATATCTGGTGCTCGCACGCTTGGAGGCATATTCGTCTATACGACGAACAATGCCCCCTTGCAATCTGGTCCACAATCGTTAATGCGTGATCCCTTCTCGTACACGAACTACTTTGGTCGTGATCCGATAAGTGACATTGCATTGACTCAAATGGCCCTTGCGAACATGAACCCTAATAGACCTGTCGCCGACATAGGCGTTAGTCTACTTGAGCTCAGGGAACTCCCTGAGCTTTTGCGGGACGGAACTGACATACTAGCCCATTTACCAGGGCCAAGACGTCATTCCGCAAAAGCCAACATCATCGCACAGTTCGGCATAAGACCAATCATTAGTGATTTGGTCAAACTGTTTGACTTTGTTAATGCTGTTGACAGACGTGAAAAATATCTGCGCGAGCTGTCGTCCGGATACAAGCGTATCAAACGCAAGTTGACGGAAGAGGAATGGGACGCTACTGCACCAGATCAAGTACCCTGGGATCCACTCGTTGACAATAATACGCCAACGAATAAATGCCAGATTAGTTGCCATGGTACCAGGACTTACTGGTATACGGCACGGGCGAAGTTAATATGCCCCTTGACTGAGAGGGAAATTAAAGACCTCTCGGCTGCAATAGCGTATGGATTGCACACCATCACCGCGAAACAACTATGGGAATTAGTTCCATGGTCGTGGCTCGTTGATTGGTTCGCCACTACAGGTGACCTTCTGGCCGCCTATAGAGGTGGGTTGAAATGGCAGTGGGAAGCGCTGAACTTAATGTACAGCACGACCTACTACATGACAATGTACTTTCCAAATCCGCGGAGTGGTTTCACAATCACCCCGCTGAATCCCAATGGGAAGGCTACGGTTAAAGTACGCCGTAATCCCATCCTGTTTGGACTTCCAGTCTGGAGAATGCCTTATTTAACATTCTCCCAGGTGTCCATTCTCTCATCATTAGCCATCCTCCGCATACGCTGAGGATACACATACTTGCTTGGGGGGAATGATCCCCCCAGGTTAACATTGAAAGCAAGCACATGCTCGGTTCCACTATTACTCTCGCCGTCAACGCGGTCAACAAGGTTCTGGTTCGTGTAAACGATTCAGAGCCTTTCTCATCCACCTATTTCCTGGAGGATGGGTTGTTTGACCATACGTTGGTCATCAAGCACACTGTTCCTTCGGCACGTGGTGTGTCGAAAGAGTCCCACCTAGTCCGCTATGATGTCGTTGAATACGACAGCACCGGAGTGCTTATTCGTAAGCAGTCCGTATGGAGTGTCATGGAGGCCTCTTCAGGCCGTCAAGACTCGACAACGCTCGGGTACTATACCCAGGCGTTGGCCACATGGTTGGGTACGAACAAAGCTCTGATTCTCGCAAGAGACTCGTGAGCGTTTGTTTTGTGCGCCATGCACTTGATTAGTGCATGTTGATGTAGAAGCACTTGCTTCTAGAGAGTTAGTAGTATGTGGAACTGCGCCTGATCATTAACTGCCTCAAACATCAGAAAGAGCCAGCTATGAAAAGGATCAGTGTCAACATCTACCTCTCATATGTGAGTCTTTTTAAGGACTTACACATGTGGGGGCAGGTTGATCCCTATGAGTCGGAACGCGATTTAAATCGCATTCGGTCATTGGTTGAAACACGCGGAGAGAGGTCGATTTTCATCGACTTCCCAAAGTGCGCTAAGTCACTTGACTATGCGCTTTCGCGAGGGTACATGAACGTCAGTGAGTTAGCGATCTTGGGCAAAACCCGAGATGGCCTCCCTGAGTTCATGAATTCCACCTTCAAGAAGGTGTTCAACCACGACGGTCGAGTGTGGAAGAGTGATCCCGACATTGGGGCTGTGAAAGCCCTTCGTCAGGTTCTCCTCCTCTATAAGAAGGTACAAGTGCCTTGTTCAGAGGAGAAAATCTTCCATGAATGTAAGGCGTTTTTCAGTCTGGACCGCAGTTTGCGGTCTGGGTCTGATTCTTGGCATTCTGGTGAGCCCTTTGGCTCATCAAGCTGCCTCGAAGACGCTTCAGTATTGGACAAGTGTGAGCCCGAACTTTTTGGCTCAGACTCAGAATGTCCGCGTAGTTTGGTCCGACTCACACAAAGAGTTTGTGATCAGATCATGCGGAGATTCCACGAGTTCAATCCTGACACCGTCGTTGGGAACCATGGACCTGGAGCAGTGGCTGATTCAAAATGCGGAATGGACAAGTATGTCTTTCCAACTTGGTCTCAGCAACTCGAGAGAGTTTTTCCTCGTGACTACCACGCGAGTGCCAATGTCCGTACTTTCGAGTATGAACATTGGTATTCCGCTGGAGTTACGGGAAGCCTGCGAACGCTACCTGCTAGGCTGATTCCTGTTAATAAGACACAGGAGAAGCCGAGGCTAATAGCGTCTGAGCCGACCGCCAATCAATTTGTTCAGGGTGGCCTGAGAAGGTTCATCCGAAAACAGATTGAGTCTGGGCTATTGCAATCTTGTATTGCGATAGCTGATCAGTCACTTAGTCGTGACTTGGCAGTCAGGGCATCTCTGGACTCCGGTATAGCAACCGTTGACCTTAGTAACGCCTCTGACAGGTTATCGTGTTGGACCGTTGAAAGAGTTTTTAGGAAGGCACCCCGCCTTCTTGAGGCTCTTTCCGCGTCTCGTTCACAATATATTGTGGACAGTAGGTACACAAAAACATATGCCATGCTGCGCAAATATGCGCCGCAGGGAAATGCTACCGTGTTTCCTATCCAATCGATAGTGTACTGTTGCTTTGCTTTGGCAGCTAGTATATGGTCGAGCCCTGGGTTGAAGTCCCGCAGTGATGCGGAACTTTGGGGATCCCTAGTTGGGGTCTCTCATATGGTGCGAGTGTATGGAGATGATATTATTCTCCCGACATCCGCTCTGCCTGCTCTATCTTCCCTCCTAGAGCTTTGCCAGCTCAAGGTAAATGGAGGCAAGTCACATTACTCTGGTTATTTTTCAGAGTCGTGTGGTATGGATGCTTTTATGGGGACGGATGTTACTCCCGTCTACATGGCTAGCATCGAAGATGAGGTAAAACCAGGTAACGTCCAGTCTGCAGTAGACATATCAAATGACTGCTACAAGGCTGGTCTCCTAAACCTTGGAAACTTGGTTATGGAGAGAGTGCCAGAACAGATTCGTTCGTTCTTGGCAGTATCACGACAACCTGGCCCATCCACCCTGCTATTCACGTACTCCTCTGGCCTTAAAGCCACACGTAGAAGGATTAATAAATCCTTACAACGCGAGGAGTATATGACTTTCGAAACTCGTTTCACTTCGAAACGGGTTAGGAGAGATGGTTGGGAGTCCCTCTTTCAGTATTTTACTGAAAATCCTAGTCAAGAGACCAACTGGTCAAGTGGCTACGATACGAGGGGCCGCACAAAGCTAGTGCGGCGATGGGTGCCAGTCCGGGGTTGATGATTCCCTGGACAGAAGGGAGGAGCCTTTACTCATTTCGCCGAG